TGGCACGGCATTGGTCCCAGGGGACACAATGGTAGTACCGAAAGCATATAAATTGGTGAAACCAGCAGGGTCGAATCGCAACGCTGTGGATAAAGTAGGCAGTAAAAATGTACCACCCGGCTGTCCCAAACTATTCAACACAGAAATGGAATTCACTCTGGAGTCAGTATTATAAGTTGATGCAGGACGAGCCGTCAAAGTGGACCCGAAATCGGCATCTTCCAAATAAATCTTAGCTGCGGAGGAACTCGTCAAAGAGCTGTGAAAAGTAAACAGTGTTGAACCGGCACAGTATGCATAACACGCTGCAACCATAGCACAGCGATTCAAGGGAAAATCCCTAGTTGCTGTGTCTAAGGCAGCAGCCGCAGTAGGCCAAGTGGTGTTAGAACACCACTGTGGAATTGTTGTTATTGTTATTGCCGCATTAGTAACATCAAAACGCCTAACAGTAGCAGACATAGCCAACTGCTTAGCGCTAAGGAACTTCTCTCCAACGGTCAAATCAGATACATCAATCTTCCTTACACCAGTACCAGACTGGAGCACAACCGGGCCCCCAACGTTGGCAAACACGGGGGCTGACGGGGAACGCAGTCCGGCAAAATGAAAACCAGGCTTAGCACACACTTCAACCAAATATGAAATAGTAGATGATGATTCTCCATTATTTATCAACGGATCCATAATCTGCATACTCACAGTCCCAATGGAATTGTTGGCACTGGCATATGGAAATGGGTAAATATAATCCACATCAAACTCGAACTCATTACCATCCTTAAGGTCAAACACCTTACTCTGTTGTGAAGGTTGTAAGCGCGACAAGAATGGTTGAGGAGCTATACCAGCGTTCGCATGAGGAGTGGTATTCGCAGAAGGAACAGAATTAGGTACAAATGTGAAAAGTATGCGGCCAGTATGAAACTTGGATTTTGCAAAAGTGACACGGTACCTAAAGCTGCCAGTCCAAAAACGGAAGAATTGCGAAAAATACATAATGTTGGTAGGCTGGTAAGCATTACCGGAAGCTGAAAACTCAGGAAGAGAAATATTTCCACCTGGAAAAGTGGCACCTTGCACCCTAAACCACATGTGCATAGGACACACCGCGCTGGCGTACACTGTAGCCGCATGTGACAAAGTGGTGTTAAGGGTGCCCCTAAACAACTGTGAATACCTACCCAAAATGGTGTCAAATGCCATCTCATCAACCTCAGTACCACCAGTTCGTGGGTGAACTGAAAGCTGGTTGGACATGAATCCACCAACAGTGGCTGCCGGAGCAACCGCATCCACGTTTTGCTCAAGGAACGTGGGAAACCTAACGTGCCGGTTCAACGGAGCCAAATCGGTGGGCTTTGAAAACCCAAAAGCAGCTGCAGCCTTGCTGGCTGCACTCAAGAACCATCCAGCCGTGCTCGAAAAAGCCCTCAAGCTAGGAACATGATTACCAACGGCGCGTGCAAACACGCTGCTGGCTTCCAAAATACCAGAAGCAACTCCAACACTTTTTGTCTCTTTTGTCGTTAAACCAGCTTGCGGTGTGACAGTCGCCACATCGGTTATTGGGCGCCTGCCAATGAGTTCAATATCCTCCATGTGCAAGTACACCTTATAAGCTGGTGCATCTGATGATCCCAACAAAGGTGTTGTCAGCACTTGAACAAGGGAAAAATCCCCTGTCTCAAGAAGTACTTCATTAAATCCTCTACCCCAATATTCAACCTCTGCAAGGAAGGGGACCCGAAGAACACTCATAGTGTTGTCGGCAACATTTAGCCTCACATGTGGCAAGTTAGTACAAGCATAAGGGCGAGAATGCCGGTCATAAGCTACGCTCGTGCCGTATTGAAAACACGACACAAGCATGCCCTGATGAAACGGATTACACGAATGCTCAACCGTAAACACCAGGGTGGCTCGAAGTCCCTGCACACCCCTTAGCCTATCTGAAAAGAAGGGAATCAAATTGGAAAAAGTGGACCAACTAGCAGTCATAGTAAAAAGCTGAGTGGCAGTAGTAGACAGAACGCCTACACTTACTAAAGTCGGGCGACCAAGAAAACTCTTAACGTCCTGCATATCCACATCAGCATCGAAAACACCAGAGGAAACGACCTGAGCTGGTTCAGCACAGATCCCTGCCTCATCGGAAAACTCGACACCGGCAAAATTATCTGCCACACCGGCAGATACTGTAAGCCCATCAATAGTGTCGCACTCTCGCACCTCTACGGGTAAATTATTATCTTTATTTAGTATTGTTGCGTGTAACTATGTACAACTAGTGTCTACACAAACACTAGCAGTTGTGCTTTCTCTCTGAATCCTCTGAGTAGTACGGGGACCTGTCCTGACACAGCCAATCATGCCGAAGCACGGTATGTACATGTGGCTGCCGTATATGCGGTCAATACCAATTGTCGCTGCGGGAGAAGACAATATCACGGGCGTGCTCACGGCTGTAGCACAGCAGCTCAACACCGTTGTCTGCTGCCCACTCGTAAGCAGGCCGGGTGAGACGCTCCCAATCCTCAGCAGGGTGCAGTGCAGCCTCTTCGACCAGCTTCTGCAAGTTCACACCAACCTCCTGAATGCCAGAGCGGTTGTTGCGGAACCAATATGGACTGTACAAGAAGCTCGCTGGGTCCAATGGGGCCACCCAACCACCGGGCGCCTCAGGATCACGAGTGATCCCGCGCTTGAGGAAGCCCACATCACCAAGAGTGGTGGTGGGGACCAAAGTCCCATCTTTCTTCTCAGAAGTGTATGTGAGATCAAAGTCTTCCTTCATGTCCCTTGCCACCGTGACCTGATTAAAGACTTCGGACACGGGGTCAGACACGCCTTGGACGTTGTCGTCACCGTATGTGACAATGTATGCATTGGACCACATGTCGGTGTAGTCACCGGTGGCCTTAGCATAACATGCCGTGAGAGTGATGAGGCTGTACATGGAGTTCACAGCGGTGGTGAGGGGGTGGCCTGATGGAAGAGACTTGTTCCACTGCACGATGGTTGTAGCAACACCTGACTCTCCAGTCAGGTGCCTTGAGTGCACAAGGTCTTCGAAAAGAACCTTGCGCACGAGATCATCCTCCTCAGTCCACTCGGAATTGTTGTGGCGGTACCACCTGTTGATGTAGTTCAGGATCTCGTTGTGGACATATGGTTGCTCCGAAGAGTCAAATGCCCCAAAGTCTCCTGCAAACACCTTCTTGAAGCGCCCCACAGTGTCTCCAATCTTGAACCACTCCGTGTAAGTATTGATGCCTGGCGCCATGCCAGACTCAGTATGGGTCTCAAACATGGAAACAAGGAAGGCGTAGAAATACATGCGCACAGCGATGGTGTAGGACACACTGCAGCCTGAGATGAGCCTGGTTGCACCAGCTGCCACCTTGGCAGGTGTGCGAAGCTCATCCTTGAGAAAATCAGTGGCAATGTGGGCAAGGCGAACGCCATTCTTAGCGCTGTCCACCACCCTAAGCACTGATGCCTTGAGGTCCTCCCATGCCGCTCCTTCCAGCTTGTAATCATCGTCAGTGCCAAAGAATGCGTGCTTCCCTGTTCCATACTTCTTAGACCATGGAAATCCAGAGGAGGTGTCTCTGGGCACCTTCTTGCCCTTGAGACCCTCAATCCCAAGCACTGCCTCTTCCACACTGAAAAGCCCCCGAAAAGACTTCTCAGTAAGGGACCAGTGCTTCTTCATGGCCATAGCCACAATGCTTGCCATCCTTGGCACAGGCTTGTAGATCAGTGCACTCTGGTACGGAGTCACAGCCTTCACCATAGGAATAACCATCTTCCCAGCTGAGGGGTCATAGAAGGGACGCAGTTTGGCTGGCAGCCGTACTGGATCTCCATGCCCCTCATAACCAGATGGCTTGAGCTTGGTCTCAATGGGCAAACTTACCCCATACTCCAATGGAATCTTTCCAAGTGGGATGAACGACCCTGCAATCAGGCCAGTCTGCTCGTGCGCAAGCAGCTGCTCAGGTGTGAGCGGCTCGAGGCTTATGCCATTGGCAGCAAGGTCCTCAACGAACCGATCCTCAATCATCTTGTGTGCCTTGCAAACCTCCTCAACGGTCTCCCTGCAAACAATGGTGGCATATCCATGCCTTGCGAGCATATCAGTGCGACCAGCCACATGGATACCAAGGATGCACCCACCCCAATGACGTGCCTCAGCAATCATGAGTGGAGCACCGCAATCTCCCGCCTGCGTGGGGGCCTTGTACCTGAAGTATGTGTCAACAGAGCGGCCACTGGCATAAACCAAGTCTGTGCCATATACGCACTCATTGCTCAGGAACACATGCCTATCAAGATCATGCTTCCCGCCGATGTTGCGATACCTGGCAACGTCCAGTCTAACTGGCACATTGCCCTTCTTGCTCAGAACTTGGGACACACCCTTTTCAGGGATGAAATAGCCCACAATGTCACGGTGTGCCTTCACACACCCACGCCCCATCTCAAGGAACCACAAATCCGAATCCTCGTAAACGGTGCTCTTGAAGCCCATCAGCTGTGCCACTGTGAGTTTAAGCGTGTGGCGAGACTGAGCAGCACTGACAAACAGTACCTCCTCATCAGGATCCTGGTGCTCAAGGGCAAGCTTGAAGTGGTGGGGCATCAAGCACAAGGTGTCACGCACAAAAAGAGCCTGTCCAAGACTCTCATCCCCGACAACAACCTTATAGGTGTTGGCATAGGTGATATCTTGGCGCCGATCCTCTGGTGGAGAACCGAGCTGCTCCTTTGGCATGGGCCGCTTGTACTTAGTGGCCTCAGGCTTCACAATGCCCTCATTGTGGACACTCTGCTCTGTGACCTCGCCAAACAGTAGCCACTTGACCGAATCCCACACAAGAGAAACGAGACCACGCACAGTATCACAAACAAATGTGATGACCCTGTGAATCGTGCTCATCAGTGCAGAACCCACCACATAAAGCGAGTATGCTCCAAGCAATGCCGTGAAGCCTGTGAGCACCATCTTCGCAATGGCAGCAAGCTTCTCAGCGAATGGGACAAACTCCACGTCACCAGTGGTCTTACTGAGTGTCATGGGGAACAGCCCGTCGCTGAGCACCGGATCATCTTCCTCGTCCGAAATTGCCTCAATCTCGTGACTCCGCCCCAAGCCAGCCTGCGCTTCAGGGAGCTGCTGGTTCTTGCGAGCATATTCCGCCACAATGGCTGCATACTTCTCAAGTTCAGTGACCTCACTTGCGTGACGGACACTGCGGTCCTTGAGATCAGCAGCCATACGCTTGACCACTGGATACAGTGGTTCCCACTCGGACTCAGAGGGGTGACCCCTGAAGTCGTGCTTGGAAACCTGCCATGCCTCCCAAGGGAAGCTCTGACAGATGTCATCAAGTGTGTGGGAAGGATCCTG